GCTGCACTATCTGCAGGCTACTCAAAGGGCAGCGTAACGTGGTTAAAGACCAGTTTAGCCGATGAGATAATCAATCGCACAAAGAACGTACTGTCTATGCACGCTTTTAAGGCTGCTACACGGCTAGTAAGCACAATAGACAACCCAGTACCCGAGAGAGGAGACGACCTACGCTTCAGGGCTGCAGAATCGCTTCTAAACAGGGTTGGTCTGGGAAAACAGGAAACAACCAACGTAAATGTACAGGCAGTGCATGGAATAGTCCTACTGCCACCTAAAAAGGAGGTAGTCATAGATGGCTAAAACATATGAAGAAAAACAAAGAGACAAGCGAATCCAAAAACAAGTGGAAAAACTTGGAGGTTCTAAGAAAACGCCAAAGCCTATGAAGTTAAAAGATGCTGCTGCCAGACAATTTAAGAAAGCAAAGCTTACAACATCAGCTTCGGCACTACTTCCCAAAGCAGGATTTAAGCCTGCAACCCCTAGTCAGTTACTTAATGGCTTTATGAAAGGTTACATGGGTCTGTATAACGAAGCTGTACCAAAAGAACTCAGAGATAGAATTAAATTTGAGATGAAGGGTAAAAAATTAGTAAAAGATAAGAAGAAATAATTGACAGATGCACCCAAACGTGGTCGCCCTAAGAAAGACCCCGAAGCACCTAAGCAAAGATATTTCCTGTCTGCTGCAGAAAAAGCAAGGCGACAGACACAGAAGAGATTACGTGACGCAAAGAAGCGTGCAGAAAAAACAACCAAAGTAGCAGAAAGTAAAAGAAGATATGCCAGAAAGCTTGAAGAGAAAGTTGGTAAGGTTGAGAAGGCTCTTAAGGGAGATGCAACTACCGTTATCGATACAGGGGAGTTGGCAAGCCTTCCTCCACCTGTCCAAGAACTTGTTGGAAATAGGGAAGTCGTGTTTCAGCCGAATGAAGGACCTCAAGAAGAGTTTCTGTCGTCTAGTGAAAGAGATGTTCTCTATGGAGGTGCTGCTGGTGGGGGCAAATCTTTCGCCCTGTTGGCAGACCCCCTTCGTTATTGCACTAATCCTAATCATAGGGGTCTTCTTCTCAGGCGTACTCTTGACGAACTTACTGAGTTAATAGACAAGTCACGACAACTTTACCCCAAAGCGTTTCCCGGTGCAAAGTTCAGGGAGTCAAAGTCAACGTGGCACTTCCCATCTGGAGCAACCATTTGGTTTACCTATCTAGACAAAGACAAAGATGTAACCCGATTTCAAGGACAAGCTTTCAACTGGATAGGGATAGACGAGATAACCCAATACCCAACACCTTACGTGTGGGATTACCTGAGATCAAGACTGAGAAGCACCGACCCCGAGTTGCAACAAAGTTTGTATATGAGGTGTACTGCCAATCCGGGTGGAATCGGTGGGTGGTGGATTAAGAAGATGTACATCGACGTAGGGGAACATAACAAACCGTTCCCTGCAGCAGATGTTGAAACAGGCAGACCTTTCTTCTGGCCGCAAGGACACGAAAAGGAAGGTCAACCTTTGTTCTATCGTAGGTTCATTCCTGCGAGACTTACGGACAACCCGTTCCTTATGGCAGATGGACAATATGAAGCTATGCTTCGTTCACTACCTGAAATAGAACGGAAGAGATTACTCGAAGGGGATTGGGATGTAGCCGATGGCTGTGCCTTCCCAGAATTTAGCAGAGCAAAACATGTGGTCGAGAGTTTTGAGTTACCTACCAACTGGCCCCGAATACGTGCCGCTGACTACGGGTATGCAAGTCCTTCTTGTGTCTTGTGGGGTGCTATTGACTGGGATAACAATATATGGATTTATCGTGAATTGTACGTAAAACAGTTGACAGCAGAACAATTAGCTGATAGAATACTAGAAGCAGAGCAGTTAGACCCTCTACCCCACTATACAGTACTTGACTCCTCCTGTTGGAATAAGACAGGGTTTGGTCCTTCCATAGCAGAAACAATGATGAGATGTGGTGTTCGTTGGACACCGTCTGATCGTAACAGAATACAAGGTAAGATGGAAATACATCGTAGGCTTGCAGATGACCCAAGAACAGAAGAACCTAGATTACGAGTGTTTTCTAATTGCAGCAACACTGTCAAGCAATTGGCAGCAATTCCTCTTTCCAAAACTAACAGCGAAGACGTAGACACTAAAGCAGAAGATCACGCATACGATGCTCTAAGATATATGTTGATGACAAGGATGACAGGGTATGCGGCGATTCATCAAACGCTTAATGGCATCAAGGCTCAGGTCTATCAGGTGCAAAATGAAACATTTGGATATTAAATAGATGGCTCTATCAAAAGAAGAAAGACGCAAAAATAGAAAAAAACAGTTTTTAGACTTTGTGGAAACATTGTTTCCTGATGGCAACATACCATCAGAAGAAGAGATATTCCAAAAAGTAAAAGAAGGGGATACCACTGTAAAAACTTATTTTCTTAACAAAATGTATACAGACGGCGTTCCTGTTGATAATTTTTTGTTACAAGACCCTGATACAGCACCCCTAGCTAAAAAGATAAAAAGTATTTTTCAAGATGTAGGTATTAAACAGGATGCTCCTAACTTAATAGCGATAACAAGCAGACTAAGCAAAACGCTTAAAAAAGGTGTTACCTTAGATAGTTCATATGAAGAAATGGTAAAAGCTAAACCTTTTGCAGAAAAAGAAATACAAGCATACCAATCTATGTATGATAAAACTAAAAAATCACAAACAAAATTACCACGACCTATAAGAAAAGGAACAAGAAAATTAGCTGAAGGTGCTGTTCCTGAAGGTGTGTTAAAAACAATATTAACAAGCATAAAAAGTATCCCTAGCAAAGAAGACGGAGGTATTTTAAGAGACGCTGTTATAACTGCTTTGATAGGGTATAGGGGAGCAGACGTTGGGGGTATACAATCTTCATTTGAAGAAGCTTCTGCAGAGTATCCTATAAGACCTTACTATGACGTTGATACTGGAACATTACAAGCTCCAAACATAGAAATAGGGGGAGGAAAAAAGAAGAAAGGTCCTGAAAAACAACTAGGTCCGTTCTTAAAATCTGTACTTGACAGAAGGTACAAAAATGCTGTTCAAGGTGAATTGTTTCCTAACATAGGAACAGAGGATATAGCAGAAGCACTAGATAATTATATATATCCTAATCTACCCGACAGTGTAAGATCAAAACTAATAAAAAACCCTAAAGGTTTTACAGACATAAGAAGAATATTTGCATCGGCTATGGCAAATGATCTTAAAAAGCCAGAAATAGCATCTGCTCTTATAGGTCACAAAGGCACATCCCTTGACGCAGACACAGTTATGAGCATATTCTATACGGACATTGTAGATGAAAAAGCGTTCAACAATAGAAAAGATGCGTTATTAGAATTTGAAAAACTTCTTGCAAAATCTTTGGGAGTTACTTCTGCACAAGATTTAGCGTTTCAAATGGGATCGCCTTTTGAAAGTAACAAAGACTTTGTGTATCCCGTCGAAGATTTTGATGGAAAGACAACGGGTAAGACTGTAGAGATAGAGCTAAGCCAAGAAGAAATAGAAGCAAAAAAAGCAAAAGCTTTAGCGAGTGATGAAGCATTTATTGCAGCTAAAAATTTAGAAACTTCGCAAAGTAAAGTTCAAGAAACACAAAATTTATTACAGAATCAAGAACTCACAGTTACAGCATCTGAAAACATGCCAAAATATTTAGAAGCTAAAGAAGCACTAGAAATAGGCGAACAAGAGTTCAAAAAAGAAAAAGCAAAACAGACTAAATCTGAAAGGGCAGAAAAAGGTAGAAAACAGTTGCAGATTCTTTTTGATGATTCTCCTAGTGCAGACAATTTTTCTGGTCAAAATGCTAAAGAAGGAATGGTTGAAGTTTCTACAGATAACATCGACCCCCAGACAGGTAAAAATTTTACTCCTGCAAGAGTTGCTGCTTTGACAGGAGCAGGATACTTTTTTGTAAGTTCTTCAGCACAAGCAGCAGAGCTTGTACAAGATGTTGCTACAGAGACTGCAGTCGAAGGTACGGCCGCAGCACTACTAAGGTCTGCACCTAAAGCTATCGCTAGAACAGGTCCGTTTGCTATGTCAGCTTCTGTGCTACCTACGTCTGATACAAATATGCCAGAAGTACAAAGCATGGCTAGACAAAATGTAGAAAGGAATTATTTTACTGATCCTAGTATGACAGCTAGACCAATATATAGAGATGATCGTAGGCTGTCAGACACTGACATGTTTCGAAAAAGTGCTT